CACCCTGCTTGCTGATGCCTGTATAGGTCATTACCATTTGGGTGGGAATTCTGAATGGCATCGCCCACTGCTGACGTTCAGCCTCGAAAAGTAAATAGTGATACAAGGCCGTCTCACTCGGTGAGCACGGCTCGTACTGATTTTGGAACCAGAATTGGCTCATAAAGTCATTGGCATTCATTTCTCACACTTACTTTGTTAATAATGTACTTCTGAGCCTCCTGTTCCAGTTCCTCCTCAGAGGGAATTCGGACACGACGGAGCCAGTGATCCAGATCGGACTCTTCAAAATAGCACAACTTGCCATTCGGCTTGAAATAGGGAATGGCCTTCTTCATCATCAACTTCATCAGGTATGACTTCTTCACCCCGATGTACTCTGCTGCCTCGGCAGTCGTCAGTAAGTTTCTCTTTGACATATCTTGTTCTTTTTATTAAATATTTCGATGCCAAAGAACGATTATACGTTCCTTTGATTGACGCTGCGAAGGTACACCTATTTCCTCGTGGGTACAAGAAGCGTTTTTGTGGTTTATCTATAACAAAAGTTAACCCCCAAAACGCTGATATTCAGTATTTTGAGGATTAATATGGGTCGATTAATAATTCTGTTTGTGGCTGGGCTGTGGTCTATTCGTGGTTACTCATAGTAATCTTTTGAATTTTCAGCCTCTTTTATGGCTTCTGCTATCGCTTCCCTGAATTCTATGTCACCGTCGTCTCTTGAGTTTTTGACATCAGTATAATGCGAATAATATGACTCTTTTTTCAGGTTACATCTTTCCAGGACGCACTCTATCCATTCGCTTGCCAACCATTCTTTTAATAGGAGTTTTTCAGATATTACATACAAGAGATAGTAGACATGCCCCTTTTTGCCTGACATCACCTCAACAGGGTCTATCGTGTCTCGTAGGTTCATAAGGTTCATGAAATCCAGGTCATCCATCCATTTGAACAAAACCTTATTGCAAACCTTATATAGCTTCATGCAGTATGCCAAATGAAGATAAGTATGTTTGCTTTCCTTCCTTATTATCTGCTTAGTTGCCATAGTTGCCCTCCTTCTTGTATGATTCTATGTCTGCAAGGATGCCTTGCGCAACAATGACCATATTGGCTGCAAGTAACTTCAGCATTGAAACCTCAAAATACATAAGACCAGAGAGTCGGCGCAATTCAGCCATATATACATCGTTCAAGCGAACTGCCTCTGCATGCAATTTGTCATAAAGAGCCTTCTTTATGTCGTGCTCTAATCCTAGCTTCTCATATTCTTCTTTTTCGCTATCATCATTCATATACCCCCAGTTGTCATACTGGTGGTACAGGGGGAGATAATCCTGATATGCTTCTTGTGCCTCTTGTTCTGCCTTCTTCTTTGCATCGTAAAAAGGCTTCAAGTACGAATCGCAATCCTTCTGGGTTGAGAAAGATGATAGTACCTCTTGTGAAGAACGGAACAGGTTGACGAGTTCCTGGGCCTTTACCAACAACGTCTGAGTCTCATTATACAACTCGTCAATATTATTGTGGGCAGCCTTTTCTGCCTCATCAACGAGCTGGTCGGTGTTACTGTGCTGGCAAAAGATTCTCCACAGGGTTTTCTTCTCGTCAAAACTCAGGGAACCATGACCGACGTACCGTTCCAACAAATCCTTTGCAAGAACTAAGTCTTGAATTGTTTGCTTAATATCGTTGTCCATAACCATTACTTGATAATCATTCTCCAAAGACCTTATCAATAAGGCTTACGGCTTCATCTTTTTTCTTGTTTATTATCTTTGCGTATATCTGAGTCGTTCTGACATTCCTGTGTCCCAACAACTTTGAGGTCGTATAAAGGTCGGCTCCCAATGTCAGCATAAGCGTGGCGAAGGTGTGGCGGCTACAGTGGAAAGAGATGGGTTTGCTGATTCCGGCATCCTTTACCCATTGTTTGAGATAATAGTTGGTGTCCTTGTTGTCCGGCAACTTGGCAAACACCAGTTCTGAGCCGCCAGCTCCGTTGCGTTCAGGTAGCCATGTCACAGCCTGCTTTGATAATGGAAGATAGATGGGGGTTGTAGTCTTCTGCATAGTGACTGCAACACGCCACTGTTCTCCGTCAAGAGTCATGTCATCCCATTTCATCTGCTTTATATCGCTAAACCGCAGTCCGCTATAACAGGCAAAGAGAAACGACTGCTTGATAACAAGCTTCCTGAAATCAGTCTTTATCAGGCTCTTAATCTCGTCAACGGTGAGATATTCCCGCTTGCTCTCGGGTACCTTGATCCTGTCAACGGATGGTATCTTTGAAATCGGGTTCTCACTGATAATGTCAGCACGTACTGCACCGTTCAGGGCTGTACAGAAAAAACCGAAATAGCCTTGTATGCTTTTAGGAGATAGGAGTTGTCCGTGAATATTGATGTAGTCGTTTCGAAGGAAATTGAGGAAACCGAGACAGAAATCCTTATTGACATCCCTCATGCGGGCTTTCTTGTCATATTGCTCCAAAATAACTTTCATTCTGAGGTAGTAGCCTGCGGTGCGGACTCCCTTTTGTTTTTGGCTCTCGTAGAAGGCCTGCATCCAGTCAGAGAGCAGCATCTTGGAACGTGAAGAAGTGTGCTTCAGTCCGGCAGTGTTCTCAGTTATCTCTATGATGCGTTCAGACTTGATCTTCTCGGCAGCAGCCAAAGTCGTTGCATTCTGCGCCTTGATTCTTGGGTTCAGCTCGGGCAGAAGATAGAGTTTCAAAAACTCATATTCACGCTTGCCATCCTTGTAGATGTCAAGGTATATGGATTGGGAGCCGTTTGCCAGTTTCTTGAAACGGATTTTGATTGGCTCCTTCAGTTTCGTCGTTATTGTTCTTGCCATATATATTAATAAGGTGTAATCACATTACTATGTCCATGAAATGTTATCTGCAAGGTTTACGGCCTTGTCCTTGGCTTCATCCACAATCTTTGCATAAATCTGTGTTGAGCGGACGCTGGTGTGTCCCATCAGCTTGGATGTGGTATAGATGTCAGCTCCTACCGTCAGCATCATGGTTGCAAAGGTATGCCTGGCACAGTGAAACGTAATAGTCTTTTTTATTCCTGCCGCTGCCAACCATATTTTCAAGTAATCGCCAAGCCTGAGACGGTCAGCGACCTTAGGGAACACAAGCGCATCATCCTCTCCTCGCTCAGGCAGCCACCTTACAGCTTGCTTGGAAAGGGGAGAATACAGCACTTCGCCTGTCTTCTGCTGAACGATGCCGATTCTCCACTGACCCTGGTCTTCGAAGATATATTTCCAGCGCAGCTGTTCGAGGTCTACAGCCCTGATACCACAAAAGCAGGAGAACAAGAATGCCTGTCTGACGTATTCGTGGAAAAATGGGGTTTCAGTCAGTTTCTTCACTTCGTCGATGGTCAGGTATTCGCGTTTGCTTTCCGGCTCCTTTGGTTTGTCAACCCTATCCAGCTTAGCCCAAGGATTTTCTTCTATTAATCCCTGTCGCACAGCCTCATTCAAAGCCATCTGAAAAGAACCTGCATGGGTATAAACTGTGGAAGGGGACAAGTTTCTGCCCTCCTTCGTCCTGTGTACGGTACGAAGATAATTGATGAAGTCTATGCAGAACTGCTTGTCAACCTCATCAAGCCTGATGTCGGCATTGAACTTGGCCATGATATGAGACATGTCTACAATCCTGTCCGTTTTTTTGACTCCACGTTGAAGCTGATACTGGCAGCACTTTGCAAACCAGTCTTGCAGGAGCATGCGTGAAGGACTACTCTCCGCTGGGACTTCTACCTTGTTGTTATAGAACTCCCCAATGCGTTCTTGAATAATAGCATTTGCCTTGCGCATGGTCTTGGCATTTTCGGTCTTTGACTTCTTTGTAACTTCGGGTAACAAGTATAATTTCAAGAATTCATAATGCCGTTTCCCGTTATGATAGGTGTCAAGATAGATGGACTTTCTCCCATCCTCCAATTCCTTGTAGCGCATTGCTATCGGGGCTTTATCAAACTGACTATTCTTTTTCGTTCTCATACCTTCGCATATTTGTTATTCGGGCACAAAGGTAACAAGAAAATTTGATAAAGTAACAAAATGAGTAACAAAAATAACGCTAATAAAGGATTTTTAACGAAGGCATAAGAATTGAAGGTCTTTCGTTTACTTACTGAATATCAGTATTTTACGTTCTATTCCTTTCTTTTCTATTCTTTTATATTCCTTATTTCCGATAGTGTGCGTGAGGGC